ATGAATCTCGCACCGCACCCCACCGTGGTACCTCGGCATGTTCCCCGACCGGCAGGTGATGCTCGCCAGCTATGAAGCGACGTTCGCCGAGACGTGGGGCCGCAAGGGCCGAGACCTGCTTGAGGAGCACGGCGCCGGCCTCTACCACGGCGTCAGCGTCCGCCAGGACGCTAGAGCGCAGGATCGCTGGTACACAAGCGAGGGCGGCGTCATGGCGGCCTCCGGGATCGGCGGCCGCTTCACCGGCATGGGCGCCGATCTGCTGATTAATCGACGACCCGGTCAAAAAAACGCTGAGGACGCCAGGTCCAAGACGATCAGGTCTAAGCAGTGGGACTGGTGGCAGTCGACCGCCGTCACGCGCCTGCACCCGGGCGCCGTCGTGATCCTGCTCATGACCCGCTGGCATGAGGAGGACCTCGGCGGGATGCTCCTCAACCAGGGCCACGAGGACCTCGAAGGCGAGCCGTTCGTCGAGATTCGCTTGCCGGCGATCGCCGAGACCGGCGATCCGCTCGGCCGTCAGCCCCGGCGAGGCGCTGTGGCCGGAGCGCTACTCCGCTGAAGCCCTGGAGCAGCGGCGCAAGAGCGTCGGCTCCTACTGGTGGTCGGCGATGTACCAGGGGCGCCCGGTCCCTGAGGGCGGCGGCATGTTTAAGCGAGCATGGTTCCGGCAGGTCGACACGCTCCTGCCGGCGAGGCGCACGCGATCCGATGGGTGCGCTACTGGGACTTCGCAGCAACCGAGAAGCAGGGCAGCAACGATCCCGACTACGCCGTCGGCCACTCGTCGGCCGAACCCCGGCCGGCCACTACTTCGTCTCCGACATCCGCCGCGAACGCATCTCGCCGCACGGTGTCGAGCGCATGGTCCAAGAGACCGCCGAACGCGACGGTCTGCACGTGCAGGTGTGGATCGAGCAGGAGCCGGGATCTTCCGGCAAAATCGTGATCGACCACTACCCAGCGCACGTGCTGCCCGGGTTCGCTGTCCGCGGACGGCGGCGAGTCAGGGTCGAAGGTCGTCCGCGCAGACCCAGTCTCAGCCCAGGCGGAGGCCGGCAACATCACCCTCGTCCGAGGGCCATGGCTCGAAGAACTTCTTGGGGAGCTGGAGCAGTTCCCCAACGGATCGCACGACGACCAGGTCGACGCGCTGACGGGCGCCGTGGCGTGTCTCGTAAGTGCCCGAGAGGTCAAGACGACCAGCTATATGCCCGCCACCACGGACAAGGTAACCCGCCGCGGAGACCTCGTCCTGATCGGTGACGAGTACATCGACCAACCCTGAGAGGAGACGCATTGGTGCTACTCGATGCAGTGCGTCGCCTCTTCAAACCGCGACCGAACAACCTCGACCCCCAGCTGCAGGAGTACCTCCGCGAAGCCGCCGACCTCGGCAGCGACCGCCTCAGCCGCTAACCAGACGTTCGAGGAGATGTAACGACGGCAAGCAACGCACGCTGCTGCTGTCGCGCGCCCGACTGATCCTCGAGGTTGCCGGCGTCCCGTTCGCGGAGAAAACGTCTGCAACAACCGTCGTCGACAAGGGCGCCCGCAGGCTGAAGGTGGCAGGGCTTCGAGGTCGAAGACAGCGAGCTGGCGTCGGAGTGTCTGACGACACGTGGTGGGGCCGCACGAACATGGACACCACTCGCGCGACCGTCCACACGCAGACGAGCAAGCTCGGCGACGGGTTCCTCATCAGCGAGTTCGATGACGAGCAGGGCCTGCCAAGGGGCGTGCTGGAACAGTCCGCGGAAGATCAAGCCGTCTACGCCGACGATGGTGAGACGCTGGAGTACGCCGTCAAGGTGTGGTCGACGACCGATCCGGTGTTCGGGCTGATCACCCGCATGAACCTGTACCGCGACGAACCGCGTCGAGAAGTGTACACCCGAACGCCGGCAACAAGGCGGTGTGGTTGCCCTACGCCGCCCCGGACGAGCAGCACGTCGTTGCGTGGACCGTCAGCGGCGAGCTGCCTCTGGACGGCTCGGATGCGGATGATCCGCTGGGCATTCGCGGTCATTCACATTTCGCAACCAGGCCGCCGGCCGGATCTTCGGCCGTTCCGACCTAGTGGACGCGATCCCGTTTCAGTTGGAGATCACAAGTCGCCGTCGATGCCTTCGATATCGCCGACTTGCAGGCCGTGGCCGCAGCGGTGGGGGCCGGCATTCAGGACGCGACGAATCTGCGTGTCGCGATCGCGAGATCGTCACGTCCGGGGACAAGGACGCGAAGTTCGGGCAGTGGACCGCCGCGGAACCTCGCACCGATGCGCGAAAACATCGAAGGCGTCATGCGCCGGCTGTCTGCGGCGACCGATACGCCGATGTTCGACCTCAAACTCTGGTGTGATGCCATCCGGGGAGGCGATGGAAGACCGCAGAGAGCGGCGCGGTCGGCAAAGCACAGGACCGCCAGCTGTTCCATGGGCCGGAGTGGTCGAAGGCGGCGCGGGCGGCGTGGCGGCTGCAGACCGTGTTCGCAGCGATCCGACGGTCCCCGTGTTTGACGAGCAGGCGCACATCAAGACGGTGTGGGACAGCGCCGAGACCCGCAACGAACTGCTGGAGGCGCAGACGCTGGAGTTGCTGCAACGGCTCGGGTTGTCGAAGCGCACCGCTCTGCGGGTCGCGGGGTATGACCCGGATCAGGAGGAGAGTGGGCGTGCCCAGGAGGCTGAGGCGGCGTCGCTGGCGGCGCAGAAGGCGTTCGGACGCTGGCGCCGGCGCGTTTGGTGTCTGTGATGCGTCCCTATTGGCAGTGGCCTCTGTGGCAGCGACTCATCCCGTCTGCGTTGCTCCTCGCCGAGGTGGCCATCAGGTACTTCTTCTTCGGGGGGTGGTGACGGGGGATGACTCCGCTTGAGCGTGAGATCGCCCGCCAACGCCACGCCCTCCGCCACCATCGAGGACCAGGCCGCCGAGCGGATCGCCGGCACGTACGTCCGCGTACTGCGCCGTCTGACCCGCAACCTCGAAGCCCTCACCCGCCAGATCGAGGAGGCCCAACAGCAGGGCATGGAGACCCGGCCGGGGTGGCTGTTCGCGCAGGACCGCTACCACCGCCTGGTGGACGACATGACGCGCGAGACGTACGACTTCATCAACCACGCCGTCGCGACGATCACGGGCAGTCAGGATGAGGCGGTGCAGCACGCAATCCGCCATGGCCAGGAGCTGGTCAAGCGCGCGCTCGGCCCTGCCCCGCGGCAGGTGCTCGCACAGGTCGAGCGAGGTTCAACCGCCTCCCGCGGAGGCTTTGCGCTACCTCGTTGGGCGTGCGCAGTCCGGGCAGCCGCTCGGTTTCTTCTTCAGCTGCTGCCGCAGCAGACGGCGCAGCAGGTGACGGATACGCTCGCGTACGGTGTCGCCGCCGGCAAGAACCCGCGCCTGATCGCCCGGGAGGTGCAGCAGGTCGCCAAGCTCCCGTTGAACCGGTCGTTGACGATCGCCAGGACGGAGATGCTCGCGCGTACCGCGAGTCCGGGACGCAGGTCCACAAGGCGACCGGTGTCGTGCAGCAGTGGACGTGGCATGCGCAGCTCGACACCCGCACCTGCCCTGTCTGTTGGGCGATGCACGGCGAGACCTTCCCGGTCGACACACCGATGGGAGTCACCCGACTGCAGGTGCGCAAAGATCCCCAAAACCCTCTCCTGGGCCGAACTCGGGTTCCCCGGCATCCCGACCGCCGGCCCGTCGTCCCTGCCGGCTCAGCGTCTTCGGGCCTGTCGGCGGGCGACAAGCTCGCGATCCTCGGCCGCTCCCGCTTGGACGCTACAACCGCGGCGACATCACGTTGGACGACCTCGTCCGCCGCACCAACAGCCCCGTCTACGGTGGTGCCGGCGCGTCGCCACGCTACGCGAATCTCGCGGTGAGCAGCCCAGCCGCCCCCAGCTATGACGACCTGCTCGCCTGGATTAATCAAGGCTGGCTCGTCGTGATCATCCCCGCCACCAAGGACGGCGAGCCAACAGCGACATGGCTCACCCTGGAGCCCGACTCGGCCGCCGCGCTCGCCGCCGCGGCTCCTGATCCTCGTATCAGGGCCGGCCTCGCGCTCGGCATGATCCGCCAGCTTCGCCGCATCGCGCCGCAGTTCGGCGACACCCCAGCTTGACCACCCGCCGGCGGGCGTGATGCCCGCCGGCCACACATAAGGAGGAAGGCGTGATGCCTGATCCCGATCCCTCGCCGGACCCGACTCCGGAGCCCGTGCCGACGCCCGACCCGGCGCCGACCCCTGATCCGAAGTCGGAACTGACGGCGCCGACCGTGCCGCTCTTGAAGCGGTTCGTGGCGAAAGAGCGCGCAGCGACGAAGGCCGCCGAGAGGCTGCGCGTGACGCGCAGCGCAAGCTCGATGACATCGAGGCCGCTTCGCTCTCCGAGACGGAGAAGCTGAAGAAGGAAGCCGAGCAGGGCAAGGCGCTCGCCGCGACGGCGACCGAGAAGCTCCGAAGGCCAACCTCATCACCGCTCTCCGCCGACAAGGCCTCACCGGCTCAAGGCGAAAGCGCCGCGAGGCTGCTCGACCGGCATCGAGTACGCGATGTGACGAGCCGAGCAACTCGACGCCACCATCACCGCCGCGACGGCGGAGTACGGCGAGGACATGTTCAAGGGCGCCGGTGTGGGAGTCGCCCCGAACATCGGACAGTCGCAACAAGAAGGACGAGCGGGGGCCCGGACCTCACGCCTGAGGAAGTGCAGATGGCGGAGGCGTCGGGGATGACGGCCGAGGAGTACGAAGGGACAGCAGGACCAACCCTGCCCGCGCCGCACCTAGAAGACCCCGTCCGGGTCCTTCTGATCGACTATAGGGAGGGCCACGAGGGCGGATTTACCTGGCGATACAACCTGCTGGGGGGCGTCACGCCCACCGTGCAGGACCTGATCTGCCAAGGAACAGCCAGACCCTGAGCAAGGGCGACATGGCGAACCTCGAGGTCGGTCAGATCGATGCGGCGCCGCCGCTGACACCAACTTCCTCCGGGTCGATCCTGGAACGCAGCCGGCACGGGTACGCGTTCCAGGTCATCACCAACCCCGACGCCGTGTACGGCGGTCCACCGGACAACAACGCGCGTACTGGTCGGCGCTACGCGGGACATCACCGGCGCGGACCGGTGCGCAGGGCGTCACGACGTCCTCGGGCAAGAGTCGTCGTCGTCGCCTGAGAGCGGCGCGACGGAAGAGACGCTCGTCAAGTTCAACGGGGCAAGCACGTCCACAACAAGGCCCAGTAAGGGGGGAAGCAGATGCCCGATGATTTCGGAAAACTGGGGCGTTGCTGCTCGCCCCCGGCTGCGCCAAGTCTTCATGACCCGCCTTCGCGCTCGCGAGGAGCTGTTCAAGCGCGGCATGATCTTCCGCGGGACTCGACGCAGCGCGCGTACGAGGACTACCAGGGGATCGGCGAGCTCGGGACCGAGGGATGGAACGAGTTCGAGAAGCACGGCGCACGACGTACGGCGAGAACGAGCTGGGTTGGAAGACCGCCTCGGCCGCGCGAGTTCACGCAAGGCATCCAGATCCGGCGCAAGCGATCGAGGACAACCTGTACCCCGGTGCGGCATGCCGTCTCGTGACGGGCAGCTGCGGCTGGCGTCGTCGCTGGCGATCCATCACGAGAAGTCCGCGGCGAACGTGTTCATCACGCTTCACCGACTCGGGTGTGGACGCTGAGGCATTCGCGATCGCGGGGGCGGACGGTGTCGGGCTGTGCTCGACGGCTCACCCTGCGACGCCGACGAACCGGCGACGCAGAGCAACGAGTTCACCCTCGCGCTCAACTCCGCGAATCTCAGCGCCGTGCGCTCCGATTGCGGAAGTTCACCGACCGACAAGGGCAACATCGTGTCGATTCACCCCGACACGCTGCTCGTGCCGCCGACCTGGAAGAGCAGGCGCTGCAGATCGTCGGTACGCCGACGGAGGTGGGTCGGCGAACAACACGATGCAACAACCAACCGGGGCCGGTACAACGTCGTCTCCTGGGACTACCTCACCGACGCGAACGCCTGGTTCGTGCTCGACTCGGCCCTGAAGGCGAGCCACCTGGTGTGGCTGACCCGCATCGCGCCGCAGTTCATGGACCGGCAAGCTCGACGAGTCGACCATGATCGCTACGTACACCGGCTACTCGCGGTACGCGCGCGGTTTCGACGCGTGGCAGTGGGTCCGGCGATCGAACCCGTC